TCTTCAGAGTTAAGAGTTTTCAGAAGCGTGAAGCATATTCCACGCCTAATTTTCCTAGAAATATATCAACGGTACCGACAACACATACATTAAAATTGTCGAGTTACACGTATCAATTTAAACAGACTATCTTGCAGAAACAACCCTGGTACATGCCTTGTAAGACGCCTGAGCAAATAGCTTTGGCATTACAAAACTACGCAGTTAAGAACACGGAATTACAGTGTACGGACTATTCAAAATTTGATGGTACCATAACAGAGTGGTTGCGCTTATATGTTGAACAGGCTGCTTACAGGCGTTGGGTTTCTCGTGATCACATCGATGAACTCAATGACCTGCTTGTCAAGCAATTAAATCCAAAAGCGCGCACACGATACGGTATCGCGTATAACCCCGGTTGTAGCCGCCTTAGTGGTGGACCTGAAACAACTGACGGTAATACACTGATCCAAGCATTCGTTATTTTCTGCGCACGTCGCCACATGGGCTACAATGTTGATGACGCATATGATGTAGGCCTATGTTACGGTGATGATGGTGTTGCAGGCTGTGATCCCAAGGTGTTGGCGGCAATGGCCAGCGACTTTGGGTTGACACTCAAATGCAAAACTGTCATCAAGCATGAACCAGTTGACTTTCTCTCAAGGGTTTTCGTTGACCCTTGGACAACACCCTCCTCCTTTCAAGATCCTTTAAGAACACTACTCAAGTTACATTTAACAACAGACACAATCACTGACATAGCCCAATGTGGTTATTCCAAGGCGCAAGCCTATTTGGTTACTGATGCACAGACACCATTTATATCTCATTGGTGTCGTATGTATTCGCGGCTTGTCGGTGAACAAGAAGTTGTTGAGAATGAACATCTACCTTGGTGGTTTAGGAACAAGGAGTCCCGCAACAATCCATGGCCCCAGGAATCTGGGATGGAATCGTTAGTTGCTGAGCGGTTGGGTGTTGACACTGCAACATTGTTGGACCATTGCATGGTCCTTGATGCGTATGATGGTGCATTAATGGAGGCACCTTCGTTACAAGTCCAACCGCAACAACCTAAGGTTGACTGTCTCATCATCGATGGAGACAGGAGGGTTCTGATTAAAGATACAGTTGATATCAGTGCTAAAACGT